CCTGAATTGATGATTGTGAAAAAGCGCAGTGCAGTAGACAACTGGATTGTTTATGCCGGTGACCCCACGGATTACTTGATATTGAATGCAAAGGACACGACCGCTGATCTTGACACCATGTGGAATGACACAGCCCCAACAAGCAGCGTCTTTTCGCTTGGCACGAACGATGACGTAAACGGCAACACAGCCACGTTCATCGCCTACCTCTTCGCCTCTCTTCCCGGTATCTCGAAGGTTGGTAGCTACACGGGCAACGGTTCCAGCCAGACGATCAACTGCGGCTTCACGACTGGTGCAAGGTTCGTCCTTATCAAGCGCACGGACCTTTCAGAAAACTGGCATGTTTTTGACACCGCTAGGGGGATAAACGTTGGGGATGATCCTGCATTTAGGATTGATAGTGAGATTGCTGAGTTCACATCGGCGGCTATTAACCCGAATAGTTCTGGCTTTGAAGTTGTTCAATCCGCTTCGTGCAACAATAACGTCAACGCTGCGACCTACATCTATCTGGCGATTGCCTAATCAACCCCATCTGAAAGGATCAATCTCATGGGCGAATACAGACACAAGGCCACTGGCGAGGTGAAGACCCAAGGGGAGTGGCGGTCGGCCAACCCTAACATCTCCATGCCTCGCACTTGGAACCAGAACGTCCTTGATGCGCTCAACATCGAAGCCGTCTTTGAAGCCCCTAAGCCTGACGTTGGCCCGTACCAGAACGCAGCCCGCAATGGTGTAACTCAAGATGCCAATGGCAACTGGGTGCAGGCTTGGTCTGTCGTCGATATGTTCAGCACAGACGCCGAAGGCACCAAGGCTGAAAAGGAAGCTGCATATCAGGCTGGCCTCGACGCAGAGGCAGCCAAGGCTGCTCGCTCCCAGCGTGACAGCCTGCTTGCCGCGACCGATTGGACGGCTCTCTCGGACGTGACCATGAGCGCAGAGATGGCTACCTATCGGCAGGCGCTTCGTGATATAACGGCTCAAGAGGGCTTCCCGCACAGCGTGAACTGGCCCGTCAAGCCGTAAGGAGCGCACATGCTCGGATTTTCGCCACTCGCATCGACCACGCTGGCCAACGATGTCGGCGGCATCCGATATGCTTTCACGGCAGACGCGGGATCTTACGCGATCACGGGCCAAGACAACGCCTTCGTGTTCAATGGCAAGGTGATCGCGCAGCAAGGCACCTTCCTGATTACCGGGCAGACGACACAGACAAACTTCCGCTTTGTGGCCGAGACGACCATCTTCCTCGCCAACGCACAGGACGCTGGCTGGGGTTATCCGTTGCCGGCATCCGAGGGCAGCTTCACGCTGACCGGGCAGGCAGCATTCGCCAAGGTGTCCGTGATCGGCGGCGCAGGCACGTTTGCCTTGAGCGGGCAGGTCGCCAACACCAACACATTGATCGTCAACGAATCTGGCTCGTTCACGCTGACGGGCCAAGACGCAAGTCTCTTGCCCGTTGTTATTTTCCCGGTCGATAATGGCAGCTTTGCGCTGACGGGTCAGGATGCAGGCCTGACCAGGAATTACGCGGCAGTCGCTGATCGCGGCCTATTCGCTGTCTCTGGTCAGCCTGCTCTCTTCTCGGCAAGCATTGCTTCGGCCTCCGGCTCGTTCACGCTGACGGGGCAAGATGCCGGCCTGCGCGTGGGCAGCGATCTCCAGGCCGAGGCTGGCTCCTTCACGCTCTCAGGCCAGGACATCAACACAGCGCGCGGATACGGGCTGGCAGGCGGCGCTGGCACGTTTACACTGACTTTTAACGATGTGGACATCGCCAGGAACATCGTGGCCGAGGCTGGCCTGTTCAGCGTTGCGGGACAAACCGCTGGCCTGCTGATCAATAACAAGCTGGCCGTCGATGCTGGTTCGTTTGCGCTGACCGGGCAGACAGCCAACCTGCTGATCAACCGCAGGCTTGACGCTGTCAGAGGCGCGTTCATCTTCGGCGCGGAAGATGTCAACCTGAAGGTCAGGTATTATATCTTCGGCGCGAATGGTTCGTTTGCTTTGTCGCTCCAAGATGCGACCCTGCTGAAGGGCAAGAAACTAACAGCCGATCGCGGCAACTTTACAGTGTCGCGTGAAGGCGCGAATCTAATCCCGGATCTCAGCCTGCCTGCGGAGCGCGGCACGTTCACGCTATCCGGCCAGAACGCTGGATTTATCCGCAAGCTGATTATCACAACGGCAGCATCTTTCGCACTGACGGGGCAGGCCGCTGGCCTATCTGCATACCGAGGCCGCCGCTTTGAATTCTCTAATCGGAATACATCAATCGTGCTGTCGCAATCCGGCCCGAATGGGGTTATAATTTCGGCAGTCAACAATGAGGCCGCGTGATGACGTTCTCCATTAAGCAAAACGACACAGCGCCGTCGCTGCGGGCTACATTGCTAAACGGCAGTGGAAACGTGATCGACCTCACAGGCGCAACTGTCCGCTTTCATATGCGCGAACTGGGAAAGACGACGATCATCGTCAACCAAGCCTGCACGGTCATCAACGCTGTCGGCGGCATCGTGCAATACGATTGGGTCGCAGCCGACACTGATACTATCGGATCGTATCAGGCTGAGTTCCAGGTGACATATTCTGATGGCACCATCGAAACATTCCCGAATGACAGCTACATTCGTGTGGACATCATCGACGACATAGGCTGACGACATGAACACTGAAATGCTTTGGAGCGCAGGCCTGTCAGCCGTGCTTGGCCTTTTTAGCTGGATCTTGAAGGGGCATTCCGACGAGGTGCAGCGCCTTCAAATCCTGCTCAATCGCACGCGCGAGGAGATGGCGCGGGATTACGTCACCAAAACAGACGTGCAGGCCAGCATTAACATGATCATCACGCGGATCGACAATCTTGACGCCAAGATCGACGCGCTTTTGAGAAATTTAGCAAAGTGAAGGTGCTGCTGATCTGGGTGGGGTACACGCACATCTGGATCGACGGGCGCATGGTATTTGTCAAGATTTGCAGGTATACTGCGGATGTGGCTCTGGCGGTGCATCCGCAGGGGTCATGCCCACCGATCTGGAGCCTGTGATGTTTGACCCAGTTTCAATCAGCATGGCCATCAGCGTGGGTGGCAAGGCGTTTAGCCTGCTGAAGCAGGGCATCGCCGCTGGCCGCGAAATTCAGGACATGGCGTCTCAACTGTCCGAATGGGGCAAAGCCGTCTCTGACATTGCCTACGCGGCGGACAAGGCCAACGAGCCTCCCGGCGTGTTCCAGACGCTGTTCGGCGGCGGCAACCAAAAGAGCGCCATCGACATCTTCGCCGCCCAGAAGCAGTGTGAACAGCAGCGCAAAGAGTTGCGCCAGCTTATCAGTTACACATACGGGAACGACGCTTGGCTGGATTTCCAGAACATCGAGCGCCGGGTTCGGGAGCAGCAGCGTGAGCAGGTTTACCGCCGGCGTGAGATCATCGAGTCGATCATGGAGTTTTTACTCTGGTCTGGTATAATCTTGGTGACAGTGGCGCTGTCTGGCGCCGGCCTGTACTTCTGGGGCCGCTACACGGGGAGGTGGTAGGATGCGCGAGAAGCTAACTTGGCTTGCCTTTGTTGCGGGCATTTTCGCCATCCTATGGCTAAGTGGTGACGGCTTTTATCGTTACCCGTGCCAATCGCCCGAGCTTTTCGACGCGGTTGAATGCAACCCTCCGCTTTGCCTTCGCACAAGAAACTGTGCGTCCGATCTGACAGGAGTTTCGGAATGAGCAAGAACAATCCTGATTTCATGGAAGCCAAGCTGCGCTACTTCATCGGCGTAGCATTGACCTGCACTTTGGGCGGCATCGTGTTTTTCACGCTTTACGCCTTGATCTTCGTGACCCAGCCGCTGGGCGAGAGCAGCGAAAACGACCGCGCACTGTTTTCCATCCTCACCCCCATTGCATCGTTTCTGGTGGGTGCATTGGGTGGCGTACTCTCGGCAGGAAGCAACCGCAACAATGGCGGCAACGAGCCGTCTTCACAGGAGCCGAAAGAATGATCGGACGCATGGTTGGAATGCTCATTGGCCGGAAGGCTAAGGAGAAGGTGGTCGATGCTGTGCTGGACAAGGTGAACCTGCCTGACCCGGTCGAGAACGCGATCAAGGTCGCAGCCACTGGCAACGTCGGCGATCTGCTCGGCGGCATGGGCAAGGACATGGCGCAAGAGGCTGTGCTTGGTGCAATCACCAAGAAGGTGCCGATCAAGAGACCGAAGAAATGAAGTGGCTGGCCCTACTCCTGCTGACGGCTGCGCCTGCTCATGCCTATGAGATCACCCGCGTGATCGACGGCGACACGGTGGAGATCGCGGTAGACTTTCTGCCGTCGCCCCTGCCGCCCAAGCTGTCGATCAGGGTTATCGGCATTGACACCCCAGAGAAAGCCCCTCGCGCTCAATGCGATGCCGAGGCAGTCTTGGCCAAGAAGGCCAGCGCCTTCACCAAGAACGCTGTTGCCAATGCCCTAGAGGTCGAGGTCAAAATCCTCAAGTGGGACAAGTACGGTGGCCGTGTGCTGGGCGAGGTCTACCTAGACCACCAGAGCCTCGCTGAGAGTTTGATATCCGCAGGCTTGGCTCGGCCCTACAAGGGTGACGCCAAGCAATCATGGTGTGAATAGGAGAATGTGAATGAGCCTGATTACCGAAGCCCAACTGGCGGCCATGATCCCGACCAACAAAGAAGTCGGCGAGTGGTGTGCTGCCCTTAACGAGATGCTGCCTAAGTATGGCATCACCACCGACAAGCGGATCGCAGGCTTCATCGCCCAGTGCGCCCATGAGAGCATGGACTTCCGGGTCTTGCAGGAGAACCTGAATTACAAGGAGGCTACCCTCCTGAAGGTGTTCCCCCGCTACTTCGGCCCCGGCAAGGAGAACGCCGCCGAGTATGCTGGCAAGCCTGAGAAGATTGCCAATTATGTGTACATGGACAAGCACCGCTCGAAGCAGGGCGCTCTTGGCAATGTGAAGGATGGCGACGGCTGGCTTTTTTCTGGCAAAGGTCTCAAGCAGGTCACCGGCCGTGCGAATACGACGGCCTTCGGCAAGACCATCGGCATGACCGCAGAGGAAGCCGCTGCCTACCTGTTGACCAAGAAGGGCGCACTTGAGAGCGCACTGTGGTTCTGGGGCAGCCGAAATCTTAATGAGGTTGCTGACACTGGCGACCAAGTGCGGCTCACGAAGATCATTAACGGGGGCGACATCGGCCTATCTGACCGCCAACAACGCTATGCAAAGGCTATGGCGGCATTGGGTGGCAAGATCGATGCTGTCGCCCCTGCCGCCGCTCCTGCGGCCTCTACGCGCGTCCTGCGCGTTGGCTCGACGGGCCACGACGTGAAGCGCATGCAGACCGCTCTCCGCATCCCGTCTGACGGCCAGTTCGGCCCCGGCACAGAGGCGGCCCTCAAGAAGTGGCAATCAGCCAACGGACTGACGGCTGACGGCGTGGCTGGCCCAAAAACACTGGCGAAGCTGCTGGGGTGAAAGACGGCTATCCCATAGCGTCTTGGCGGGTAACCCGCGATGGCCTGATTGTCTGGTTCGGCCAGCATCGGGCCATCATTCCATTCGGCCAGTTCGGCGGCCTTGTGCTGGCGCTGGCTGAGAGGATGAAAGATCGCGAGGGGCGCTCTGGTGAAAATGAGCCGTAGCGCAGTCTGATCTTCGACCAACACAAAGCCACCCGTGACGGTTTCTTGGATGTGTTGCGCCCCTCGCAATTCGTTTTAGCGGCTCAGTTTGTGGCCTGCAACCGCTTTTCGTTCTGAAGCCGCCGCAAGGTGCGCTCGACCGCCGCAGGGCTGGCGGACAGTTTAACCTTGGGCTTTGTCTCGCCGTCAGCGATGTCGAGCCACACTTTGCTCTTTGGGCTGACCCGCTGCGGAGAGAACGGGTGCATCGGCAGCACGATGCCGAAACGCTCACAGGCGGCTGCGATGCTAGAGCGGTGCATTCCGTAGTGTTCCGCTGTGAGGGTTAGGTGCCAGCCGCGATCTTTCGCAGCTTGGATCATGTCGCGGGTAATTAGTCGTCTCGGCGGTGCCATTCGGCTTGGTCCTTTATTCTGTTGATCTCTGCCAAGTTCTGCTTGGCCATATATTCGATCAGTTGCAGTTGTTCTTCAGTCACCCACCACGCAGGCAGCTTGACGTAGCCCGCCCGCCTCAACGCTCTCGCGCCGGGGGAGTTGGATGGGTCACGGGGCATTGGCTACACTTCCCAAAGATGCGGTCTACCGGGCGCTTCCACAGTGAAAAAACCAAATGCGTTGTGGAAGTCATGCAGGGCGTTGATGTAATCTCGAAGCCTCGCGTTCTCGACATTGGCCTCAGCCATACGCTCCATCATATCAATGATGCGTTTGGCCTCCTCTGCCCGCTCGTGCAACATGACCTTGAGATCATGCTTTGCAAGCCGCTTAGAAGGTCGGTCGAAGTAGACAGGATGCGGATATGTGATGTCGCACATGATCCGTTCCATCTCGCCTTTGGTCGTTCTGTATAGTTTAAGACTGCTCATCCCTTCTCTCCCTCAATCTCGGCCAGCGTGGCGCGGGCTATTACCTGCGCAGTTATACCCGGACCCATGCGGTAGAACTGACGGTCCTTGATAATTCCCAAAGCCTCCACCGCCTTCGCCAGCTTGTCCTCAAGATCGCGCACAGCCTGCGTCCCGATCCTGTCACACTCGGCATAGGCGTCCCGGTATTTTTCGCAGGTCGCCAGCTTGGCTTCGACCTCATCGTGTATCTTCGTGACTTTGAGCAATGCTTGGAAGGTTTTTCTGCGTTCCTCTTCCACGAAGGCCACCCGCTTCTCCAACTCCTCCGCATAAGCCTCGGCCTCTTTGGCGTCAGCACGGGCGGCTTCGAGTTGCTCGGTCAGGGCTTCGATGCGACCAAGGGCAACTTGTTTGTCGGCGGCTTCTTTGGCCCAGAGGTGGCCCATCGTATCGCGGGCCTCGATTAGTTCTTCGATGCGGTCGGCGGCAATGTCGGCAGAATAGAGGTCCAAGTCCCGCAGCCGCTTCACCAGTTCTTCGTCAGTCATTTCCGCCCCCGCTCCCACGCCGCCCGCGACAGTCGGTTGGCCAGCGCGTCGATGTCCTCGACACTGATCTGGCGGTTGCTGATGATGGCCCAGTAGACGAGGTCCATGAACCTTTTGGGCGGCAGCACGGATGCCGCGTTGCTGATCGCCAGTGCCGCCTCTGCCTGCACGTCGCGGTGCGGCATGGTCTCTTGTTTCTTGCGCCAGAACATCATGCTTCATCTCCCGGCAAATCAAAGCAGGTGATCCGTACGACTCGCCCATCCGCGACCAACTCTGACAGCTTGGCTGCGATCTTTTCGTCAGCCATGTTCATATCCTCGGCGATCTCTTCGACGGTGGCGCGGCCATCAGCTTGCAGGTTGCCCAAGATGAAGGCACCCAGCGTATCATTCCGTGATGCAGGCGCGGCATCCTCCAGCGAGATCGCCAGCCAAGGCGTCTTCTCCGGCTGGCTCATGTTGGGGACGATTTGCGCCAAGATCTTCTGGCCAGGGCGAAGGCTGGCATCCAGCGCCAGCTTGGACGGGATGAATACGTTCTGCGTCATGTCGCTCGACAGCACGGCGAAGGTGGTGCCAGTGGCGAGGCGGTTGGTTACAATAAGTTCAGTCGGCTGCATTGTTCTTTTCCAGTTCTGCGAGTTGGTCTTCGGCGTCGCGTTGATAGTGTATGAGGATCATAATCTCTTCGCCGACCCATGACGGCCTGACGCCAGTGTTGTATCTCTTTTCTAGATCGTCGATCTGGCTCTGCCGCAGTTCGATGTAGGACAGTAAATCTTGCTTGCTCATCACATCAACCCCAGCCGATCCAGCGCGCAGTACGATTTCATGTACGACGCGATCAGGCGGTCAACGCTGGCAATTCTGGCCTGTACATGCGGCGGGTTGGGAGCGATGCCGTTGGTCAGCGTCTCGCGGTAATCCCACAGCGCGGTCAGCACGATGTGGGTGTCTTTTGCTCCTAGTCTGATCGCCATTTTACCACCCCATCCCGAAGCCGAAGAGAAAGCCCGCGTAGAGCAGGCCGAAGATGCACAGGATGCCGATCAGGTCGGCGGCGATGTCGCGGATTTTCATTTGGTTTCTCCTATCAAAATGGCGGTTCTTCGCCGGGGTAAGTTGGTTTCCACTGTGGCGGCGCGTAGGCCGCTGGCTGGGGGCGGGGTGCAGGCTTGGCAATAATGCCAAGCCTGTTGAGTTCGAGTTCGAGGTCGGTCAATCCTTGAACCTTACGTTTGTTTTGTTGAATTTTGGGTGGTTGTCGTCGCGGCCAAACTGAACGTAAATTTTGCCGTCAGCCCCGCTTCTGACCCACCCGCCCCACCACTTATTGCCAGTGTTGTAACGGCCTTCGATACCATAAGCAAAAATCCACCCGTACTTATCATACTTCAGGGCGCGGACCCGGCGGGTTTCGCGGCCCAGCGTCAGATCAACTGTGCCTTCTATGTCGCCCCATTGCGAAACGCCTGTCTGGGTGAAGCTGTCGCGGTCAATCGTGATGGTCATCTGGGTCATCCTTGTTTGCTAGTTGGTACAGACACCATACAGCCTGCGTTGGCCTATGCAACAGAAAAAATGCACTTGACGCTAATTATTTTCGCCTCTAGGTCTGATGGCACCGAAACATAGGAGAACGCCAATGATGGCCCAAACTCAAATCCGGCTATGGTGCGCGCAGGACGGGCGCAAACTTGGCTGGCTCGCAAGAAAAGTGCCAGTGGCATCATCCAGCCTGTCCCGCTGGATGACAGGCCGCGTTGTTCCGTCCGCTGTCTACCGCCACCGCCTGGCAGACATCACCGGGATTGAAGATTTGCGGTTCGAAGAAGAATGGGTGTCCAAGTGAACCGGGCCGACATCCTCGACACCGCCAAGGAATATATCACCAAGGATCGCGCAGACACGCACGGCGATGCGGAGGCTAACTTCGGGCTGATCGCCGCGTACTGGTCGGCCCACCTCGGGCGCAACATCAAATCGCACGACGTGGCCGTGATGATGACCCTGCTGAAGCTGGCCCGCGCCAAGTCAAACCCGGCCCACGCGGACAACTGGATCGACGGCTGCGGCTATCTGGCCTGCGGCGGCGAGATCGCGGACAAGGAAAACGACATACACGCCAAAATGCTGTCCGCTGTAAGGGGCGAGGCTCTCTGATGGCCCTCTACATCGGCATCGACCCCGGAAAGACGGGAGCCATCTCGGTCATGGACGGTGACGACATGAGCGTGCGCGTCTACGACATGCCCGGAACCATTGAGGAAAAGCGTGCCATCCTGTCAGAGATCGGCAGCGTGCGGTGCGCTTGGATCGAAAAGCCGTTTTTCCCAAGGATGATCGGCATCAAGAATGCCGTCACCATCGCGCAGGCCTACGGCGAGATGAAGGCCTGCCTGTTCTTCGCTGGCGTGCCGACGAATGAAGTGCCGCCGGCGACGTGGAAGAAGCACTTCGGCCTGTCCACCGACAAGGACGCATCAAGGGCATACGCATCAAGCGTGTTCCCGGATCAGTCGCACCTGTGGGCGCGCAAGAAAGACGACGGAAGGGCCGAAGCGGCTCTGATCGCATACTACGGATGGAGGAAGAAATGAGAATTAAGCTGACCAACCAATCTTACCACGCCCACCCCGCGATCTCGTCTTCGGACGTGAAAGCTGTTTACAAAACCTCACTGGCCCACTGGAAGGGCAAGGTTCGCAAGCCCAGCAGCGCCTTCGCTATGGGGTCAGCCGTCCACGCGTTTGTCTTAGAGCCGGAAGACGACCTGGTGCGCCGTGGCCCGGAAGATCGTCGCGGCGACAAGTGGAAGAAAGCGCAGATTGAGGCCGATCTGGATGGCGTGATCCTGCTGCCAGAGGCCGAGTTCGATCTGGCCGCCCGCATCGCTAATGCCGCGAAGGCTCACCCGGTTCTCGCCGCTTATCTGGCCGATCCCACATTCGTGGCCGAGGCTAGCTTCTTCGGCATCGATCAAGAAACAGGCGTGGATATCAAATGCAGACCAGACGGCTACCTGCCCGAAGCTGGCCTTGTCTTTGATCTGAAGACCACCACAGACGCCAGCCCAGACGGCTTCCCGCGTGAGCTTCGCAAATACGCATACGACGTGCAGGCCGCATTCTATCTCCGCGCCCTGCGTGCCGCTGGCTACAAGGCCGAGACCTTCATCTTCATTGCTGTCGAAAAAGAACCGCCGCACGCCGTCGGCCTGCACGCTCTCACCGACCGCTATCTGGAACACGCCGACATGATCGTGACCCAGACGCTGGAAAAGATCAGCAATGCCATCGCCGTTTCCGACTTCACAACGGGCTGGCCGCTGATTAACACTATCGACCTGCCACGCTGGCAGGTTGAGACCGCCGACGACGATATCTTCACAGAGACCGTCGATTTCTAAGACCATAAGCCAAAGAGGAGCAAACCAATGGCTGATAATGATGACTTCCTGAAAGTGTTGGCGAAAAACGTCACGCTGCAATATCCGAAACTCAATGGCACCTACCGCTTCAATACTCAGAAGCAGGCCAGCGAACCCTGCGCGCAGACCGCGTCCAACGCGGCTTGGAGCGTGGCCTTCGAGATGCCCAGAGATCAGGCCAAGCCGCTGTTCGACGAAATGCGCGCCCACTATGACGCCTCCCGCGCACGCAACAGCAAGCTGCCACAGTTCACCAAGGTCTTCGGCATGAAGAAGCTGAAAGACGAACACGGGAACGAGACTGGCATCATCCAGTTCAGCGCCAAGCGGAACGGCGTGAAGAAGGATGGCACCCTGAACAAGGCACCGACCGTTATCGACGGGCAAAAGCAGCCGATTGCCGATCTGAACTTCTGGGGCGGCTCGAAAGGCACAGTGCGCGCATGGGCCGTCGCTGTGATCGATCCCGAAGGCGTCGGCGGCATCAGCCTTCTGCTGGACGCTGTGCAGGTCACAGAAGCCCGCTACGGCGACGGCGGCATGGACGATTTCGACACTGTCGAGAGCAAGGCCGATCCGTTTGAGCAGGCCCGCAAACCGCTGGATGACCAGAAGCGCGAGAGCATCAAGCAGGAATTGGACGACGAAATCCCGTTCTAACAAAAAAGAACCCCGGCGTGAGACCAACGCGCCGGGGTTTAGTTGAGGCAGGCGGAACCCAGGGAGGAGCAGGTTCCGTGTGCAGGTGGAGAAACCATGCAGGAGAAACTATAATGCACGCAATATCTGGTGGCAAGCGCGTCGGTGGCCACAATGTCTGACATCCGCTTTTTGACCGCCCCAGGCTCTTTCTACACACTGATCGACAAGCCCGGCCAAAGCTATCCCGGCATTTCTTGGGCCGAGATCGCCCGCATGGCAGCCTCGCCGCAGGCCAAGGAAAAGGTAGACGCCGACTTCTTCATTCCCTCCACCTACCGCGAACACGATGGCCGCTCCCACGACGCACAGCGTGAGCATGGCGCGTACCGCATGCTGGCCCTCGACATCGACCGGGGCAACCCAAGCCTGGACGACGTGCTGTCCGCCGTAGAGGCCGTTTGCGGGCCTGTGAGCCTGCTGGCCTACTCATCATCCGGCGCAAGCCCAGAGAACCGCAAATGGCGCGTCCTGCTGCCGCTGGCAGGCGTGCTGACCGGGGCCGAGTATGAGGCCGCCCAGACAGCCCTGTTCGATCTGCTCCATGCCAATGGCATCCATCCTGACGGCGCGCTGGCACGCTGCGGCCAACCGATCTATCTGCCCAACGTACCGCTGGCCAAACGCAACCCTGACCTCACCCCGATCTTCTATCAACACCGCGTGATCCGCGCTTCCACACTGCGCCTGGATGCCGCCAGCGCGATCCGGCAAGAGATCGACCGCCGGGCAGAGCAGCATCGTCTGGCCGCCGAGCAGGCAGAGCGGGCGCGGGCGGATCGTGAGCGCCAGCGCGCCGAACGTCGGCAGAAGTTTCCCGATCAGGTCAGCCCGGTCGATGCTTTCAACGCGGACCACAGCATCGAAGACCTATTGATGCGCTACCAATATGAGCGGCGCGGATCATCACAACATTACCGTTCTCGGTATCAAACGTCTCCCAGCTACGCCACGGAGAACTTCTTATCGCATTGGGTAAGCTTGTCTGGATCGGACGCAGCCGCTGGCGTCGGCAAGCCGAAGTCACTTGGCGAGAACGCCTACTGCTGGGGCGATGCCTTTGACCTGTATTGCCACTATGAGCATGACGGGGATTTTGACAAAGCCGTCCGCGCCTATGGCTTAGAGATCAGCCCTGCGAAGGCCGAGATCGAACTGCCAGAGAACGGCATGGATGATTTCGATTATGTAGAGCCGCCGCAGAGCGCGCAGGAGGCACCTGCCAGCGACGACTTCGACGACATAGACCTCGGCTCGTTTGACACCCCAGATGCACCCGAGGCGGCCCCGGATTGGCCCACAGTCTACGACATGTTCGATGAGGCCAGCATTGAGCCACGGCGCTGGATATATGCCCACCACTATCTGCGATCCTTCGTGAGCGTGCTGGCATCGGCTGGCGGCATCGGGAAGACCAGTTTGCAGATCGTAGAGGCGCTGGCTATCGTCACGGGCCGCCCGCTGCTTGGCGAGGAAGTCAAAGAGCGGACCAACGTCTGGCTGGTCAACCTCGAAGACCCTCTGTCTGAAATCCAACGCCGGGTTCTCGCTGCGATGCGGCATTACAAGATCACGCCTGATGAAGTGCGTGGCCGTCTCTTTGTCAACGCTGGCCGAGACTTCAGCCTGAAGTTCGGCATCCAGACCCGTGACGGCGTGCTGCCTAACACCAAGCTGGTCGAATACCTCTGCAAGCAGATACCCCAAAAGCAGATCGGCTGCGTCTTTATCGATCCCTTCGTCGGCGCGCACAGCATCAACGAGAACGATAACATGGCCGTGAACGCCATCGTGGCCGAGATCAGGCGCGTGGCTGACGAAACCAAATGCGCCATTGGGCTGGTCCACCACATCCGCAAAGGTAACGGGGAAGACGCCAGCATCGACAGCGTGCGTGGCGCAGGCAGCCTCATCGGGGCTGCCAGGGCTGCACGGGTAGTCAACCGCATGTCGCCAGATGACGCTGCCAGGCTCGGCATCGACGAGACCGAGGCGCGATCCATCTTCCGGGTAGACGACGGGAAGGCAAACCTGGCCCCGCCAGCAGCCGCCGCCGTTTATCGCAAAATGCACGGCGTCCAAATCGAAAACGGTGAATGGATCGGTGTGACCATCGATTTTAAGCTGCCAGATGCATTTGACGGAATTGGCGCAAAAGACGCAAAACGAATTCAGCAGATCGTTGCCGAAGCGCACTCAAATGGAGAGCCGTTAAAAGAAAGTTCGCAGTCGCCTAATTGGGTCGGCGTGGCTGTCGCTAATATGCTCGACATTGATATTAGCGATAAGAAGGGGCGATCCAAAGTCGGTGCCATCGTGCGGACATGGCTGCGGACCAACGTGCTGACCACAGAGAAAGTGTTCGACAAAAAGAAGGGCCGCGAGATGCCTGTCGTGGTCGTCGGGGAGTGGATCAATGGCGACGAAATTTGACATATTCAATCTTCCCCACCTCGCGTTTTCAGGTGGGGAAAAGGTGGGGAAAGGTGGGGAAAAACACCTTCCCCACCCCACCTCTCCCCCTTTAGGGGGAGGTGGTGGTGGGGTGATGTTGGGGTTGACTGCGTAGGTGGGGAAAAGGTGGGGAAAAGAGAGGAGCAAAACGATGGCAAAGAGACCGACACACCAGAAGAAGTATGACACCCTGCTGCACGGCCAAACGACGGCCACACAGGTTCGCTGCGATATGGCGCTGGCACCCTTCGATCACGCATGCCGTGAGATGGAGCGCAAATGGGGCGTGGACCGCTTGCCCGAATTAGTATCGGTTGAAAGCGCTGATAAATGGGCGAAGGCAATGGCTGGCCTTAATTCGGCAATTGCAGCCCAAGACCCAGACAAAGTTAAATTCTGGGTCGAGGTTTGTTTGCGCGGATTAAAAGCAATGGATGAAGAGGCAATCCAATTGGGCCGCCCTATTTCCGATCCCGATATTTGGGAGCATGAATACGAAGGCACGGTTTATGGTATTATAGCTGACGGGCGTGAATGGCCTGCCGCCTATGCCAAGCGGCCTGGCATCGCCATCCACACCATGCGCGAGGTGGCCATCGCGCTGCATGAGCATCGCAACGGGCTGGTAAACGCGGCGAAGCTGGCATTCCCCGGAGCAGAGGTGAAAGCCGTGCGCCGCAAGCCTGAAGACCTAGAAGACGACCTGACGTTCATGGAGGACTTCTGATGAGCAACGTGATCTACATCACTGGCGAGACCAAGCCAGATGCCCTGTACACGGCGCTGGCCGAGGCACAGAAGGGCGACCGCATCGTTTACCATATCGGCCAGCACTGCGGCGGCATCCATCGCCACGCGGCTGCCAGAGCCGAGACGGACAAGCTGGCCTTCCTGTTCTGCAAGCGGGCCTATGGCAGCACGTTTCAGTATTTGGCAGTCAAGCGGTGAACCTGCTATCATGCCCGTCAACACAAGGAGGCAGGCATGATCTCGTTCACGATGAAGGCAGACACCGACAGGCTGCAACGCAAGCTGAACAACTTGGTCAACGCCCAGATGCCCTACGCAACGTCGCTGGCGATCAATGAGACGCTGAAGACGCTGGAGAAGTACAACAAGGCGCTGATGACCAAAGCTTTCCGCGATCCCGTGCCGTTCACCATGAACGCCTTCTATGTGCAGTACAGCAACAAGAGGAACCTTCAGGGCTTCCTGCGGCGCAAGGAAAAGGCTGTCGGTCGGCACTATCTGGAAGTGCAGGACAAGGGTGGCAAGCGCCCATTGAAAGGGTTCGAGAAGAAGTTCGTCCTGCGCCAGCGCAACTCTGCGGGCATCAAGGCGATCCTGCCGACCGACACCACGCCTGTCGATGGCCGTGGCAACATGACGATGGCCTTCGTGAACAAGGTGTCATCGCAGTTGAGCCTCAACATCGACGCAGCAACCAACAAGCCGTACCAGTTGCGCGTAGGTAAGCGGCAGCGCAGATCGACGGCCACCCGGTACTTCGTGCCTGACCCGTCTCACCCTCTGGCAAAGCGTGGCGGAATGGGTGTTTATGCCACCAAGGCAGACCCTCTCGGCCAAGAGCGTGTCGGCAGCCGCGTCAACAAGGTGATGAACTTCCTTTACGATGCACCCACCTACAAGAAGCGCACGGACTTCGACAACAACATGCGGAAGGCCGCAGCAAACCTCATGCCGAAGAAGATGAGCCAAGGCATCCGCCGTGCGCTGGCCACGGCCCGCCTGCGGTGAGCTTTTCCATCGGAGGGGGGTGAGCTTTTCCATCGGAGTGGGTGACCCGGCGGTGAGCTTTTCCATCGGAGGGGGGTGAGCTTTTCCATCGGAGGGGTCTGCTGCGGCGCGGCAAATGGCGTGCTGCGGTGCAGCGTCGCGGTGCTGCGTCGCAGAATGCCGCGTTGCGGCGTGCCTTGCCGCGTTGCCGCATTGCCCCGCCGCGTTGCAGAAATGGGGGCGCATAAGCGCGCGCTTATGGCATTTGCCGCCCGACCGATGCCCGACCGACGCCCCGACCGACGCCCGACCGACGCCCCGACCGATGCCCCGACCGACGCCCCGACCGATGCCCCGACCGATGCCCCGACCGACGCCCCGACCGACGCCCGACCGACGCCCCGACCGACGCCCGACCGACGCCCCGACCGACGCCCGACCGACGCCCCGACCGACGCCCGACCG